CTTATGATGGGTAATTGGGCAATTAGGTGTTATTATGATATGGTTAACCTCAAAGAAGATGATGTTTACCAGACTTTTATTCCAAAAATGATCTAAATTAGTGTAATAAAGCCTGTTAGGATGAAAGAAGACCCAAAAAAACCCAAAGCAACCCCTGCTAAGAAGAAATCTGCTACTACTAAGGCCGCAAATCCAGTAAAAAGGACTGCTAAAGCGTCAAAGCTTCTAGATGCAAAACCTCTTATGAGCACAGATGCCTCTTTGAAGCACACGATCACAGCTTCTTCAAGGAGAAACAAGTCTACAGTAATCAATAGAACTGATAGATACAAGAATATTGAAGACGGGTTAGTGCCATTTAAGTATTCCGTTGGTACGGAAAATCGCGCCAATCTAGATGTGCGAGATACTGTTATTTTGTGTCAAAAAGCTTACTATAATTTTTCTGCCTTTAGAAATACTATCGACCTAATGACTGAGTTCTCAAGCTCTAGCGTTTATTATCGTGGTGGCAGTAAAAAGTCCAGAGATTTTTTCGAAGCATTTTTTAACAAAATTGGCTTGTGGTCTTTGCAAGATAGATTTTTTAGAGAATACTATCGTTCTGGTAATGTTTTTATTTATAGGTTCGACGGCTCTGTTTCTTCTGAAGATGTTAAGAGAATTACCCAAACTTTTGGTAATTACTCAAAAGCCTCTGTCACACTGCCGATTCGATATACGATTCTAAATCCAGCTGACATCCAAATAAGCGGCGGTTTAAGTTTTTCTAAAAATAGCTATCGCAAGCTTATAACCGATTACGAATTAGCTAGACTGCAATCACCCAGAACAGAGGAAGACAAACAAATATTAGACACTCTTTCTCCAGAGGTACGTGAAACTCTTAAAAAGAAAAAGACTACCGCTTTGAGTATGCCACTCGCTGCAGATCAAATGGTTGCAGTTTTTTACAAAAAGCAAGATTACGAACCATTTTCTGTTCCTATGGGTTATCCAGTTTTAGAGGATATAAACTGGAAGCAAGAAAT